GGACGATGTCGTGTTGAGCAACGCAAGCACGCCGCCCGGAGGAACGATGAACAGGCCATCGAGGTCTTCGCGGCCAACGTAGCTAGGCAGCAGCGCGGTTGACGCCAGCGTCGTGTAGGTCAGGCCCGAAGGCGATGGCAGGGCAGCGCCGCCGATCACTACGAGGTTGTTGGAGAGGCCGGTCAGCGCCGTGGAGCCCGCGAAGAACTTTGCGTTAGAGCCCGACTGCAACATGGTCTTGGCGTTGTAGGGGTTCGATCCCGTCGAGATTGCGCCGTTGTTCAGGCTCAGCGCCCACACGAAAGCGCCAGGGCCTGCGCCGCTGGTCAGGTTGCTTGAGAAGCAGTTCAGGCTGGCTTGCAGAATGACGAGGTTGTTCGTGTTGCTGGTCGGGTTCCAGACGCCGAGGATTGGCGTGGTCGTGGCCGTTAGCGTGATGGTGTTGGCCGACAGCGCCGCAACCGCAGAGTGACCACCGAAGAATGCCGCGCCCCTGTAGTTCGTCTCGTAATAGCGCCCGTGCAGGTCAGACATGATGACGTCGCCAAGCTGGCCTGCCCTGCCGCTGACGATGGCGTTGTTGCCGCTTGCTGCTGGAGCGCCGACGATGTTCTGTGAAATGGGCATGATGGTTCCTCTTGTTGCGCGCTATTTGGCGGCGACGACAGCTTCAGCGATTTCGACGGCTTGCGCTTCGATCTTGGCGAGCTTCTCTTGCGCTATCTCATCGGCTGCGGGCTGCGCTGCGGCGATGATCCGGTCCAGCTCGTCCAGTTCTTCGGTCAGGGCTTCAGCGACCGCCAACGCATTTGCACGCCTGCTTGCGATCTCCGCGCGGCGTTCGGTCAATTCATCGAAAAGCGCCATGATGTGTCCCTAGACGAATTGGAAGTTGGCGATCAGGTCGCCTGCGCCGACTGCCGTGTTGTCAGTCAGCGATGACCCTGTGACCATTGCGTAGGATATGCCTGTGCCGCCGTAGTTGAGGCCGAGCGGCGTTTCGATCTCAAGCTTGCCAGAGCCGGGAATGCTAAAATTGCCCACCGCTGATGTCGTGCCCATCGTCACCGATGCAGACGGCAGGTTGAATATCTTGAGATAGCGAACAGCCGCGTTCGTGTTCTGAATGTTGATCAGGAGGATCTTGCCCAGCGATGCTTTGAGCTGCGTGAGGTTGTTCGTTGCCGCGCTGATGAGCGTGGTCATCGTGGAGCCGTTGCTGGCTCCGTTCGCACCCAGTGCAATGCCGCCCGACACTGCGTCGGTCAGGATGCGGCGTGTGTTCGTGCCGTCCCATCCGCCAATCGGGGTCGGGCTTGCTGTGGGGGCTGCACCGACTGCAACGTTGCCGCCGACTGCGATGACGCCCGTGGCGGCGGTGACAATTGAGTTTGTGTTTAACTGGCCGAGGTTAACTGACGGCGTTGAAACCGGGAAAAACGCAGGGGCAGACTTCAGCACCCCAACAGCGGCGGGAATGCCGCTTGAATAGGCCGTGATTTGAACGCGGAAATAACGAGCAATAGCTGGGAATATGAACAGTCCAGCGGCGGCTGTTGTTGTGGTGCCCGATTGCGGTCCAGTGGAGTTAAATCCATTGACAGCCGCCCACGTCGTCGCGTCGTTCGACGCTTGGAATGTCATCGTTGCCACGAATGCAGTCTGTGCGAATATCTGCACCGATATCGAGTTGAACCCTGTCGTCTCCACCATCCAGATCGTGCCGATGCGCGCCAGCGATCCGGTGATGACCCGCCCATCGGCAGGCATCACCTGCCCCTTCTCCGTCAGCGCCACTTGCGTCAGGTTGCCCAGCGGATCGAGGCCCGCGATTGGCATCCGCACGTCGCTGGACACATCCGTCAGCGTGTTCCTGACGAAAAACGGGGCGACGTCAAAAGCACGCTGCGAATAGAGCCCCGACACAGAGCCGGTGAAATCAAGGCTCGTGATGGCGCGGAAGTATCTTGCAGTTGCAGGGACGACAATCACGCCGGGCGCGTAGAACACATTGGATGGCGCTATCTCGTTCGTCTGGCAGACGCCAATGGCATCGACCCATGTCGTGCCATCCTGCGATGCTTGCAGGTAGATCGCGCCATCCCACAGGCCGGTCAGTTGCAGGACAATCGACCGCTCGCCGGTTGTGTCGATGGCCGAGAACAGGACCACGTTAGCCGTAGTGATCGGTCCGAAGCTGGTCGCCGTCGATGGGTCAAGCGCCACGACTGACACGGGCGATGCACGCAGCTCGGCGTCAGTGAGGCCGCCAGTGACCGCGACGGATCCGGAGACAGCAACCGTGCCGGTGACATCCAGCGGCGTGCCTGCTGTGACCTCTACCGTCCCCGTGACAGGCATCGGGTTGGCTGCGGAGACGTCAGTTGCAACGCCGTCGGCGCCCACGCCGATTTTGACACGCTGATGCAATACGCCGCCGATGTCGTCAGCTGCGACGGTTGCGCCTACGCCTGGTGTGTAACCGACATTATCAGCCATTTAGTCAGCCTCCCTCGCGAAGAACATCAGCGCCATCATCAGCGCGCCGACTGTTCCGCCGATCCAGAGACCCGTCATGAATTCCATCAATTCTCCACCTCGATGCTATCGATGCGGCCATTCTTGCGGACCACGCGGCGAGGCTTGGACATGGCTGCGATGGCCTTGTCCGTGTTGGCTGTCGTCACCTTTGAGAACAGCCCGACGGTTTCGCTGATCTGCTGCGCAGAATTCTGGATCATTGCCGCAGCCTCGCCCAGCCCGACGATAGCCTGTTGCATGGCATTGACGCCGGCAACCATCGCTTCGTTCGTCTGCCGCTCGGCCCTAAGCATGTTCAGCTCATCGTCCGTCTGGTCAGCCTTGGCCTTCTTGATCCTGTTCTCCTGGCGCATGGCTTCTAGCTCAAGCTGCGTGCGCTCGTCCACCACGGGAGCCTGTGCCGGCGCTGCCGTTGACGGGCTGGCGGCTGCGTCCTCGTCCATGCCAATCCCCGTAAGCTTGACGATGGTGTTGGCGCGGCTCTCTTCGGCCTGCGCAAGTGACTTCTCGGTATTCGCCATCGCAAGCGAGGCTTTGGCCCTGGCTTCGTTGGCCAGCGCGTCGGACAGTTCCTTCTGCGGGTCGGGCTGGTCCTGCATGGCTTGCAGTTCTTCGGCCATCGCCTGCGCTTCTTCCTCGTTCGGCTCAAGCACGCCCTGTTTCAGCAATTGCTTGCGGAAATACTGTTGCATCTCGGAAAGCCCTTCGCCTTCCATGTTCATCATCGCCATGCTGCCGAGAATGGACAGCGTCTGAGGGTCCTGCGTGATCTGCATCATGCCGGTGATGGCGCGCACAACAGAGGCGCGGCGGCTGGTCGTGCTCGGCCCGACATCCACCGCCACATCGAACTTGGCCTCGGCTATGTCGTTCTCTGTCTCGATCGCCCCGGTGTCCTTGTTGACGATCGGCCGGGCCAGTTCGACCGTGCGGGGCTCGCCCGTGGTCTGTATGGCCTTCATCTTGCGGGACGGCTCGACATAGATTTCCCGCGCCATTGAGAGCCAGACTTCACCGCAGCGCTTCACCGCCTTGCCGAAGTTGGACAGGTAAATGAACGTCTGCATGTCCAGCTTGTTCTGGATCAGCTCGACGGCTTTACCCGACATGTTGGGCTGCATGATCTCGGCCTGCTGCTGGTTGCCGAGGATCTCCTGCATGTCGGTTTCAGTGATCTGCAACAGCGCGGCCATTGCAGGCGGGATCTCAGGCGCCCGCGTATAGTCCAGCGCACCCATTGGCTGCTCACCGCCGTCGGCATTGGTTACCGGATTGACCAGCAGGTACGGATAACGCTTGATGTTGTCTTCGGCCCAGGCGAGTTCATGGCCGGCGACCTGTTCAGGCGTGAAAATTGGCTTCTGAACCGTGCTGTATGCGGATATTTCGCCCAATTTGGTGAGCTGCATGTTCTTCAGGCGCTGCGCATCCTTGGCCAGCCTGACGTGGCCCTGGCAGCGCTCGATGTTGTCGACAAACCAGCGCTTGCCATAGACGGGAATGATCGGGATTTCGCTGCCCGCAATCAGCCCGTAATCCTCCAGCACCTTGCCGCCTGACAGCAGGTACTTGTGGACACGCTGGCGCTTGATCTTGCGTTCGCGGACCTCGACGCTGCCGGTCGCCAGCAGCGTGCGCTCAAGGTCCGGATCGTCTTCAAAGTCAGCTTCCGAATACTTGGTCTCCTCACCGTCAAGCGAGCGGAATATGCGCAACGTCTCGCTGACCTGTTCCTTGACGTAATACTCCGCCACGTAAACCACATCAGGCGTTGACCAGTCGAACTGGACGAACTGCACCACCTTTGGCCATGTCGTCGGATCGTCGTCAAAGCGGTCCTTGTATGACTGCACCGTCATCGCCGACAGGACGAAGCAGGACTGCGCGTCCTTTTTGTCCTGGCGCTTGGCGTTCAAGTCAAAGAACACGCTCGTGTCAGCGTCGAAGATCGGTTGAAATACAATGCGCTGCTGTTCGTTCTCCGGATCGCCCTCGTCCTCGTACTGGTTCGAGAGACGCCACGCCCCGAACCCGCCGCCCACGGCTTCCTCGAATGCGTTGTCGTAAGCTTCGTCTGCACTGCTGTCCTGTTCGTCGGCGCGGTAAAGCTCATCGCACGTGTCGGCGAGCTTCAAGTTCGTGCTCCCGTCTTTGGGGACGAAATCAACCGTGACGCGATTGTTGCGGTATTCTGAGATAATCCGCATCACGGACAACGCGACCTTGTTGACCTCAAAACGCGGTCTGTTCGCGTACTGTTCTGCGAGGTTGCCTTCCCATTGTGCGCCGGCGATTGAGTAGAAGCGGCGATCTTCAAGGCATTGAAAGCGTTCGTCGCGCATTGTGCTCTGGATGCGGTCAAACTCCGCCAGCGCCTCGGTGTGGACGCGTTGCAGCCGCTGCTCTCTGGTTTCTCGCGCCATGATTTGCGGCTGTAACCTATCTGGACATTGGTGTCACGGTGGGGACGAGCCGAATTGTTCCGCCAGGCTTCTGGCTGCTGACGCGCCGCGCGCCCTCGCAGGCGTAGCGCAGGGCATCGATGACGTGGTTGTCCTTGTCGCTGAGGATCGGGAGGATTTGCCCGGTGAGCGGATCGGCTTTGTAGGAATACATGGTCAGTTCATCGATCGTATGCTGGCAACGTGGGTGAACGACAATGTCAAAGGATTTCAGCCACTCAACGCCCTCGTCTACCGACTTCGGCCCCTTGACCGCCGCCTGGATCTTCGGAAAGCCGTTGCGCCTCATATGGCTGATGGTTTCCGGGCGGGCGCTGTCTGCCACCATCGGCCACTTCTCGGCTTCGGGGATGGACAGGAAAAGGCTGGGCGTGTCGGCAATCTCGCAGCCGATCTGGTACGCCTCGTGATCGACGTAAAGCTTGCGGCCTATGATGTGACAGCGGACCAGCACGGTCGGGTCTGAAGCAAAGCCCCAGTCTGCGCCGAAACGGTGGATCGCGCCGGGCGGGGCTTCGAATTCCTCGATTGACCAGTTGCGGAAGACGCGGGCCTCGGAGTTGCGGACGTACTCGCCAAGCCAGATGTGCGCGTACTTGTCCGGATCGCGCCGCTTGTCGTATTCCATCTCGTCCTTGAGGACGTCCGGAAACCACGGGTTATCGGCAAAGTTGACCTCGTGCACCACCGTGTCAGGCGGCGGGTTAGGACCTCGCAGCAGCGTCTCGACGGGGTCGTTACTTAGGCGCGGGTTCCACGTGAAGAGGATTTCGGAACCCGGCTTCCGGATGGTCGGGCGTAGCAGGTCAAGCGATCGCTGAGACGCAACCTGCGCCTCCTCGAACCACGCAATGTCAAAGCCTTCGAGCGATTTGATGCTTTCCGCCGTATGGTTGGCCAGGCCCTCAAAGATGATGATGGACCCGTTCCGGCCCTTGATCCGGTCGTGCTGGACCTCGAAGTGATGGCCAACGCCCAGCGCCTCTATCTTGTTCTCGATCAGCTTCTTCACGGATTGTTTCAGGGATCGCTGGACCTCACGCAGGCAAACCACGTCGGTTCGCTCGCTCACGCAGCGGACAACGATGTAGGATGCGAAGGCGTGAGACTTGCCGGAACCGCGGCCGCCATATGCGCCTTTGTAGCGGGCCGGCGCGAGGAATGGCTTGAACCAGCGGGGAACGTCAGGTCTTAGGGTCGATGACATTCCATTCAACCTTGCGGATATCAAGCGCGCCGGACACGTTCAGGTCGTTGCTTTCCTTCCAGCCCATCCGCCTGGCCGCCCAAAGGCTGCAGGCCCAGCTTTCCCCGCGCTTTGCCGCTTCGAATATCTTGCCACCCACAACCGTGTTGGCCGACGAAGCCCCATAGTCTAGGTCATCCCGGTAACAGCGGTGCAGCGTCTCAAGGCTCATCTTCAGGACGCCTGCCATCTGTGCGTGCGCAATGCCGATCGCCGCCATCAGCTTAATCTGGTTGCGCAATTCCTCGCGCGGGTGTTCCTCGCCACGCTTAGGCCGGGCCATTGGTCTGCTTTCTGTGAACCGGGCTAATGATCTTTGGGGCAATGGCGCCCCACGCAACCTGATGGTGTAGGCGTCTCCGGTTGTCACCCATCAGCGTAATCTTCACCGCGCTAGGGGCCACGATCACGGAATAGAAGGATTTCACGTAGGTGCCGAAGGCCTTGTAGATTTCCGTCAGGCCGCCGGCGTTCTCTTGCGTGTTGCCCTGATCAAGAGAGAACAGGGTTGTCGAGAGAAACACTCTCGAGCCGTCACGCTGAAGCAGGCTGCTATTCACATCGTCATTGAGCTTGCCGAGAAACTTGAACGGCCGGTCAACGTCGCACAGGAAAAAATTCATGGCCTTGCGCTTCCACTTGCCCACCTTGCCCTCACCGCCGCCGATGAAGTCCCCGCCCTGACATATGGCGAACGTGGTGAGGTAGGGCACGGACACATAGAAGCGGAGGAGCAACGCGAAGACCGTGTCGAGGTCGTGGATTATGGTGGTCGTCTTGTTGTTCTGCCACTCCTCGCGGAAGCGGAACGCGAAGTGGTAATAGTCGTCATCAAGCTGCACAAAGTACCGGAAGCCGGCCGCGCGCACCAACTCGTGAACCGCATTGCGGGCATAGAGCACGGAACGCCGCTCGGGGAAGTTGTCCACCTCGTCCGCCGGATCATACACGGCCTCTTTCGAGAACGTGATAACCTCGTCGCCGAACTTTTCCCGATACTGGTCAAGCTCCGGGTCCGCGTCATCGACCACGATGCGGATGGCCCCTGTATACCCCCGCTTGCGCAGGAGCTTGTAGGTGGACACGTCGGCGGAACGCTTGTGTGAGAAGATCACCGCGCAAAAGGTGGCCGGATCAATCTTCGCCATGTTGATCCATAAAGGCCTCCATGGCCTCGTCCGCCAGCTGAACGTAACCCCGCTTGATGGCGTCATCGAAGTCGATGACCACCAGCGCGGATTGCTCGAAGAGCGCCTGAACGTCCGCCGGCGCGTGAGCATACTTCTCGGCGATGAGGCCGAAGTTGAAACGGATGTGACGGGACGCGGCCAGCTTCAGAAAGCGGCGCGTCTCGTGGTCAAGGCCTGGCGCCTTGTCGATTTCGCTTGTGAGCGCGTTATATTTCTCGACGTCCGCAAGCTTGGCCCATGGCGGGTTCTCGCCGCGGATTTCATAGACCGGGGACGCAACCTTGTGGGTGTAGGCGTCATGGTCGAGCAGGCTTTTCTCGGATCCCGAAGCGAACAGGTCATCGAGGAACGCGCCGTCAAAGCCCATCAGGCCAACGTCAAAGCCCTCGGCCTGCAAGTCACCGATCTCGACCTTCAACAGGTCCATGTCCCACCCGGCATTCTGCGCCAGTTGGTTGTCCGCAAGCACATAGGCCCGCTTTTGCGCGTCGGTCCAACCCGTCGCCACGATGCAGGGCACGTCCTCGATCTTCAGCTTGCGCGCAGCCATCACGCGACCGTGGCCGGCAATGATCCCGCCTGCTTCATCGATCAGCACCGGGTTCGTCCAGCCCCACTCGCGAATGCTGGCCGCTATCTGGGCCACCTGCGCCTCTGAGTGCGTGCGAGCATTCCGGGCGTAAGGGATCAGGCTGGCCACTGAACGACGTTCTGGCGCGTCGCTAGGCCACTTCGCGCGCGTTGACGTTACAGTTTGCGCATCATTTGATGCTTTACGCGCCATCAATCAACGCTTTGACTTCTCGCCCGAACACTTCCACCGCTTCCGGCTCAGGTTCAGGGGGCTATTCGGATCGGCCGCGGCTTTGGGGTGCGCTCGCTTCTGGGCGGCCGATCGTGCGCAGTAGGCGTCACCCTTGGCGGTTCCTGGCTTGACACGCGGACCGCCGCCCTTGGCTTCACCAGCCTGGCCATAGCTCACACGCTTGCCGGAAGCGGTGACCTTGACGCGGGCTTTGCCGGGAGCTGGGCTGGCCATCACTTGCCCCGCTTCTTCGCAGTCTTCGCGGACGCCCGAAACGCCGCGGCGGTTGGTGCGCCTTTGGCTCCAACCTTGCGCATCTTCTCGCCAGACCCTGCGGCAATGCGGGCCTTCTTGGCGTTGATGTTTGCGTACAGGCCCGGTTTACTCGCCATCGAAGAATATCTCTATCGGGTCCGGAATGTCGGCGTTGTGGTACTCGTGCCCTATCCATAACTCAATCACGACACGGCGCGGATTGTCAAGCAGGATGGCGGTTGCCTGGGGCCATGAGCGGGTCGGGCGGAAGTTCTTGCGAAACGCCGCGCTCCACATTTCCGCGACTGCCTTGCATGCTGTAGCCTCGATCAGGCGCTGGGCCTTGCGCCGGCGCATGTCGGTGACGTCCAGTTCGCGAACCGCCTCGATGACGTGTCCGACAATGGCTTCGATGAATTCATCATCAACGATGTGGGGGAAGAACACGGCTTGGATCAGATTGGCCATGGGAAGGACCCGCCAGAGTTAGGGTTCAATCTACTCTGACGGGTGGACCCCTCGTCGGTCAGCACCGACACGGAAAATCTACCTATTCCGCCGCGTCTGTCAACGTCACGGACGCCATTGCCTTGGCCTTGGCGCGTTCCAGCAGGTACAGGATCACGCCCACGTCGCTGGTGCTGGACGTGATCCATTCTGCGCCGTCCACATCGAAGCCAAGCACCAGAACGTCCCTGAGCCTCCCGGAAGCTGCTGCAAGCATCGCGTCGGGTGTCGGGCTGTCGCTCACCATGCCCCACCATCCGCGCCGTTGGTGATCGTGGCCTCGACGCGCGTCACGTCGATGTCGGCCGGCGTTGGGGGCTCGGCGCGTGCGGCCTGCAGCGCGATGTCGGCGGCCAGCAGGCGAGCCTGGGCATCTGATAGATTTACTGTGGCCTGGCTCATGCGGGTATCGGCCAGGATCTGGTCAACGCGGGCATCGTCTCGCGCCCCGAACGCTCGGCGTACTGCGGCGGACGCTTCGCGGAATTCCATGATGGCTTCGGCTTCGTTCATTGGGTGGTCTCCTCTCGTGTCAGGCGAGCGTTGTGCATCGCTTGCCGCGTGTGGTCAACCGAAAACCAGCAAGCTGCAATCAAGAGCGCACCAGTCGCACCTACCTATAGGTAGTAGGTGCGGTGCGGTGCGGCCCTTTCCTGATTTTGCTAGCTTTTTGCCAACCCCGCACCAGTGCACCTAGGTGCGCTCAGGTGCGCTAGGTGCGCTCTTGACCATCCTGAGTTGCGCCACCCATTCCGCCTGCACGATGTGCCAGCCGCCCTGTGTCGGTGCGATGTAGGAGGCTTGCAAGAGGACGCTGACCGGCTTGTGTTCGGCGTTGGGATTTAGGTAGTTCCGGACGGCTTTTTCCGATATTCCATCTATTAGAAAAACTTCACGCAAAGCGTCCCTGTCAACGAAGGGGAGACTATCCCGCCAGACACATCCGCCATGCTCCCACGCGCGCCGGAATGTCTGCTGGTATTGCCCCGCTTTGGGGTGTGCTTTGGGCTGGTGTTGGCGCTCGCTGAGGGAGACGACTGCGCTTGTGACCTGCTCGCCATCCTCGTCCAGCCAGCCTGTGATCGGGACCGACATCAGCTCAACGGTGATGTCCTCGGCCAGCTCGGCGTCCTTGCTCTTGCGCTGGACGACTTGCATGGTTCCGTTGTCCTGCGGGACCACGGATACTTCGATATCCAGCGCCCCGCGCCAGGCGGAGGATCCGCGCGCCCGATGCTGGGCCTCGTCGCTCACGCCTGTGTGATGGACGAGGACGACGGCGCAGGAAAAGATTTCCATCAGCTCGGCGCAGGCATCCAGCATGGTCTTGGCGTCCTGCGCCTTGTTCTCGTCGCCGTTCAGGAAGCGGTGAAGGGTATCGACCACGATCACGGCCGGGGTAACGGGAAGCTCCCGGACGGCGTCGGAAACGCGGCGCAGGCCCTCGCGCGTGTTCAGGTCGCACCCGCCCTTCGACAGCCACATGTCGAGGCGGAGCACGCCGTGGTGCTGCTTCCACGCCGCTACCCTGCCCCGCAGGCCCTGGTGGCCCTCGCCGGCGAGGTAGACCACGGGACCGGGGCGCACCTTGCGGCCGTTCCACTGACGAGCCCCTGACGCCATTGTCAGGACCCAATCCAGCACGAGGAACGTCTTGCCGCCCCCGGATGGGCCGTGAACCATGATCAGGGCCCGATCCTGCAGCCAGCCCTTGACCAGCCAGGATATCGGCGCGGGCTGGGCGGAAAAGTCGTCCGCCGGGATCAGCCATTGATCGATCGGCGGGTTAAGCAATGCCGCGAGGTCGTGGCCCGCGGCGCGGTAATCGTTGGCATCGCCGGGGATGGGGACGAGGATAAGGCGGGCGCCGTGCTTTGCGGCGGCCTGCTCGCCGTAACGCTGCCCGACGCCGGATGCGTCATTGTCGGCGACGATAACAACTCTTGCCGAAGGGTGAGCCGCGGCAATGGCTCCCGTCACCGGCACAAGGTTCGATGCGCTATAGGCGACGACACATGGGCGGCCCGTCACCTCGTGGATGGTGGCTGCTGTCGCAAAGCCCTCCGCAACGTAAATCGTGTCACCCTCAAGCGCCCCGACGCTCCAGTATTTGCCGCCAGTGGCCCCGCCTGGGTGATAAAGCTTGCCCCCGTCAGCGTCGATGTACTGGAGGGAGGACAAAGAACCGTCCGTGTTGAACAGGGGCGCCATCAGGCGGCCGTCGCCTGTAATGCGCAGGCCATGAGCGCTAACGCCCTTGCGCATAAGGTAGGGATGATCCGGGCTGGCGGCTCCCGCTTGTGACCAGATCAGCTCCACACTATCGGCGGCGCTGGCCGCTTTGGCATCGCGGGCCGATCGAGCTTCGGCCTGCCGGCGGGAGACTGATGCCAACTCGACCGGTGTTAATTCACGACCAATGTCCGCGCGCCACGTGCTGGAAGCACCAGTGCGCCAATCGCCGAACATTCCCGCCGGAACGCCATCGGGGAAGAACACATACCATCCCGGCTTGTCGTGGCCCGGCTGGCCTTTGCTGCCGGTTGCGTAGCGATGCAGCTTGCCATCCATCTCTATCGACGGTGGCGGTGTTATGCCTGCCGACGCCATCGCCTGGCGGATCTGCTCGTCGATCGCCACCGGCGTCGGCAGACGCCACGGCCCGCCGAATATCTGCGTCACGTCCACCATGATTTCCGTCTCCTGTTTAAATCAGGGTTGCACATCCGTGCACGCTGTGCAATAAACATCCTGCCCGACCGGATCAGCCGACAGGGCGAAACAGGAAACGAAACAATGGCGATTAACTTGAAGCGCACGAGCGCACTTGCGCGTGATGGCGTTAAACTGCTCGTGTACGGACAAGCCGGCGCGGGCAAGACTTCCCTAATTCCCACACTTCCAAATCCAATCACGCTGTCAGCAGAGGCTGGCCTTCTGTCGATCGCGGGCGCTGATTTGCCCTACATCGAGATCGGCAACATCGCTGATTTGCAGGACGCTCTTGAATGGCTGACCGCCTCTGAAGAGGCGGCTGCATATCAGTCCGTGGCGCTGGATAGCATTAGCGAAATTGCCGAGGTTGTGCTCGGCGACGAAAAGCGCATCGCAAAGGATCCGCGTCAGGCTTACGGCGCAATGCAGGAAGCGATGGCGCACATTATCCGCGCGTTCCGCGACCTTCCCGGCAAGCACGTCTACATGTCGGCCAAGCTGGACAAGAGCCAGGACGAAATGGGTCGCATCCTCTATGCGCCATCCATGCCCGGCCAGAAGAGCGGCCAGCAATTGCCTTACTTCTTCGACGAGGTGCTGGCCCTGCGCGTCGAGAAAGACGCCGAAGGCGTGCCGCAGCGCGGGCTGATGTGCGACGGCGACGGCCTCTGGCTGGCGAAGGATCGCTCTGGGCGGCTGGACGCATGGGAAGCGCCGGACCTTGGGGCGATCATTGCCAAGATACAGGGGGAATGAATGAGCCGCCTACCTCCATTTGTGCTCAAGAAAGACAACCTCGCCGCCCTCTGGCTTGAGGCAAAGCAAGCCGAAACGGAATGGACCGAACGCCGCCGGCAGATCGAAGACGAGATGCTTGAAAGCGGCCATCTTGAATGGCCTGGACACAAGGTCCGCCTGACGGCGCGCGATAACTGGAAGATCGACGGCGACAAGCTGCAGGAAGTTGCAGAGGCGCGCGGGCTGACTGCGCATCTCGGCCAACTGTTCCGCTGGAAGCCAGAGGTCAACATGGCGCTCTGGAAAGCAGCGGCACCCGCCATCACCGACGTCCTGTCCGAAGCAATAACCGTGACGCCCGGTCGCGCGTCATTCTCAATCACAAAAGATGGGAACTAACCATGAGACTTGATGAAACCATCAGCATCGGATCGCTTCCAGAAAGTGACCGCTCATACGATCCGGTCCCGCCGGGCTGGTATGCCGCGCGCATCCACTCCGCCGAGGTCAAGGCGACCAAGGCCGGAAACGGTCAGTATATCAAAGTACGTTATGACATTGTCGGGCCAGCCCATCAGGGCCGCGTGATCTTTGGCAACCTCAACATTCGCAACCCGAACGCCAAGGCCGAACAGATTGGCCGCCAGCAACTCGGCGAACTGATGCGCGCGATCGGCCTTGCCGAGATACAGGACACCGACCAGCTCATCGGCGGAACCTGCGAGATCAAGCTGGAGATCCAGGCCGCGGACGGTGAGTACGCCGCCCGCAACGAGGTGCGCGGCTGGAAGCATGGGGGTGGAGGGACGCCAACACCAATGAAGACCGAAGCGCCGGCACCGAAAGCCCCCGCCGCCAAAGCACCGCCGTGGAGGAAATAATGCGCATCCCGCCGCCTGAGAATGGCCTGGTTACCTTAATCGACAAGCGCCATGCTGAGGCGGCGGGGCGTATGCCTCGCCCCCACATGGGTGCAAGCACGCTAGGGCACGCCTGCGACCGCTGGCTGTGGCTGTCCTTCCGCTGGGCCGTCAT